AACAACGTCGGCCTGATCGAGCGCATCCCCAAGCTCGCCGTCACCGCGAAGAAGATCCTGGCCGCTCCGCCTGCCGCAACAGCCTGACCCCGCCGTACCATAACCACCAGCACCACCTGACCAGCGCCGCAACAGCGCCAGCACCAGGCCCGCAACGGGAGAACCCATTGGCTAGATCAATGGCTCCCGGTGGACGGGACGCCGCAACCGCAACCGCGCAACGTTGCCTCGTACGCGCGCACGCGCGCGAGGGATCCGGGCGGTGAGCGCCCCGCCGGTCACCGATGCCGAGCGCGAGCGGATCCGGGTCCTGCACGCGCGCGGCATGTCGTGCGGCCAGATCGCGGCCGAGCTCGGCCGCAACAAGGCCACGATCACCCGGCAGTGCAAGGCGCTGGGCCTCTCGTTCGACCGCTCGGCGACGGAGCAGGCCACGGAGGCGAAAGCGGCTGATAACCGCGCGCGGCGGGCGGAACTGCACTCGCTGCTGCTGGATGACGTGAAAAAGCTGCGGGTGCGCGCCTGGTCGCCGTACACGGTGGTCGCGGGCACCGGCGAGGGACTTGAGACGGTCCAGCTCGACCTGCCGCCGGCGCAGGACGTGCGAGCCTTCTACAACGCGATCGGCACGTGCGTCGACAAGACCCTGGCTATGGAAAAGCACGACGGCGACGACAGCCAGACCGGCGCGGCGAAGTCGGTCCTGTCGGCCGTCCTGGACAACCTGATCGCGAAGCATGGCGACGGGTCATAGCCTCTCCCTGGCACAGGAGCGGTCGATCGCTCACAGCAGGGGCCGGATCAACATCTGGGAGGGGAGCACCCGAGGGGGGAAGACCTTCTCGTCGCTGCTGCGATGGCTGACCTACATCGCGAAGGACGCACCGCCGGGCGAGCTGGCGATGGTCGGGCGCACCCGCGAGACGGTCGGCCGCAACGCGATCCTCCAGATGCAGGACCCGGCCCTGTTCGGCGACGTGGCCAGGAACGTGCAATACACCTTCGGCTCGCCCCTGGCGACGATCCTGGGACGCCGGATTCATATTTTCGGCGCCAACGACGTGCAGGCCGAGGCGAAGATCCGCGGTGGCACCTTCGCGGGGATCTACGGGGATGAGCTGACCCTCCTGCCGCGCGAGTTCGTACTCCAGAGCTTCAACAGGATCAGCATCCCTGGCAGCAAGTTCTTCGGGAGCACCAATCCGGGGCCGTCCGCCCACTGGCTAAGGAAGGACTTCCTGCTCCGGGCCGATGAGCCGGGGATGGACCTGAGGCAGTTCCACTTCAAGCTGGATGACAATCCGTCGCTGAGCGATGAGGTCAAGGCCGGTATCCGCGCCACTAATACGGGCATGTACTTCCGCCGTTTCGTGATGGGCGAGTGGTGCAACGCCGAGGGCAGCGTGTACGAGGTGTTCGACGCGGACCGGCACGTCGTGGATGTCTGCCCGGTGATCAAGCGCTGGCTGACCTGCGGTATCGACTATGCGACGTCGGCGCCGTTCGCAGCTATCGTGATCGGCCTCGGGATCGACAGGCGGCTGTACGCCGTCGCGGAATGGTACTGGGACTCGTCGCTGCGCCACCAGAGGCTTACCGATCTCCAGTACTCGGTGAAGCTGCGCGAGTTCTTCGGGTCGGTGAAGTTCCCCGGCAGCCAGATGTACGGCATCACGCCGGAAGTGGTAACGGTTGACCCGTCGGCCAAGTCGTTTATCCAGCAGCTTCACACCGAGGGCGTGCGGGTGATGAGCGCCGACAATGCGGTGATGGACGGCATCCGCCTGGTCTCGTCGCTTGTGGCCAGCGGCCGGCTGCTCATCCACAAGTCGTGCGCGAACCTGATCGCGCAGATGCAGTCGTATTCATGGGATGAGAAAGCCACGGCGAAGGGCGAGGACAAGCCGGTGAAGCGGGATGACCACGCCGTAGACGCATTGCGCTATGGGGTATTCACTACGCGCAGCAGATGGAGGAGCCTGATACTTCCGGCTGCGCCGCCGGTCAATCACGAGGAGACGTTCGTCATCCCGGGGATGACCGGAAGCGATATTCGCTAGAATATTCACATAAAGGCCCGGACGGTGTGCTACCACCGTCCGGGCGTCAACACCGACAGGACCGGTGCGACATGGCTTATGGTACGTGTGCTGCCTGCGGCGAAGAAGGCCGCATAGTGCGCGGCTGGTGCAATAGGCACTACCTGCGCTGGCAGAGGTATGGCGACCCGCTCGGGCAGGCTCCCCGTAAGCCGCCACCGCGGGAATGCTCCGTCGACGACTGCGATGAGCCGCCGTTCAGGAAAGCCCAGTGCCAGCGGCACTACCGGGACGCGCTAGCAGCGGCCAAGGACGGATGCAGCGAGTGCGGCGATCCCGTCGTGGCGCGCGGCCTGTGCGGCCTGCACTACGACCGGTGGCGCAAGTCCCAGGCTGCGCCGTGTTCAATTAACGGATGCGACACGAGCGCGTCTCGCCGCGACTGGTGCACGAAGCACTACGCAATGTGGCGGGTGCATGGCGACCCTCTCTATGTGCGACCGAAGACTGCACCTGACGGGTTCAAGCGCTGCAACAGTTGCAGCGAGATCAAGCCCGTGGAGGCGTTCCACGCGAAGCCGTACGGCGACAGGAGAAAGCGGACACGAGCATCGCGCTGCAAAGAGTGCCTGAATGCCGAGCAGAGCCAGCGCCGACGCGAGCGCGCGGACGAGATCAACGAGCGGGAGCGCGCCAAGTACGCGCGGAATCCGTCCCGTAAGAGAGCCAGCAAGGCCGCGTACTGGCAGCGGAACCGCGAGGTGATCCTCGTGCGCCAGCGGGCGAAGTACAGGCGGGTCGCATCGGAGCGCCCGGAGCAGTACCGCGCGGCAAACGCGCGCCGCAAGCAGCGCCTAAAGGTCCGGATGGACAAGACGGATAAGGCGCTATCGGTCGCATACCGCATGGCCATCCGCGACGATCCCTGCTTCTACTGCGGTTGCCGGATACCAGGCGACATGCACGATGAGCACTTCTTCCCGCTCGCCAAGGGCGGTACTGACCACTGGTGGAATCTGGTCCGCTCGTGCGGCCCGTGCAATAGGCGCAAGCACGCCTACTGCGGCACCTGGTTCTTGCTGAAGACCGTAGCGCTCGCCGCGGCCTGATCCTCCCGGCCGAGACGCCCCGGAACTACGAGGATGGGTTCGGGATACCGATGTGAGCCGATGTCCTGTCTTAGTCGCACGCTGAGGCGTGACATCAGGCTAGGATGGCGTTATGGAGCGGTGCCCGACCTGTCACGGCCCGGTTCCGCCGCTCAAGACGTGCCCCGGATGCGGCAAGGAGTTCTACCGCACTGAAGCTGGCCGGGCCGACACTGAATGCTGCTCCACGCGGTGCTCGGCCAGGGTACGCAAGCGCCGGCAGCGAGCGAGGGAGAGCCAGTGAGCATTGGCAGGGATGTCACGGTGAAGGCCCAGGTCGGAACCGTGACACTGGGGGAGCTGCGCGCGTTCATCGGCGAGCTGGACCAGGCCGGGGCGGCGGAGTCGACGAGGATCGAGGGACAGGTCCGCATCGGCGGGGGCGTCAAGTCCCTGAAGGCCGCCGTGGTCCGCTTCGGCGACCCGGTGCCGGAAAGCGAGCGATGACCGTGCCTTTTTACGTCTCCGTCCCCCTCGGCCCGGTGCACTGGTCTCACCGGATCGGCCGGGCCCGCCGCTGCCATGCCGCGTATTTCCGCCGCAGCCGATTCCAGACATGGTGGTACTGGCTACTCGGAGCGTGGGCGATCGAGGCCGCGTTCTGGCTCGCCGTGGCCATGGTGCTGCTGTACGTGGTGCTCGGCTTCGCGCTCGTCGCCGGCGGAAGGTGGCTGTACAGGCAGAAGAAGGCGGCGAGAGGGGCGAGCCAGTGAGGCCGTTCCGCAGGCGCGGGCGGGTACCGCCGCGTCAGCCTCACCCCGACGCGCGCATCGAAGCCGAACTCCAGCGGGTCATCTCGCTGCGCCGGGCGGTCGCGCGGAAGGAGACGCTCCTGGACAAGGACCACCGGGACATCGGGGTGATGCGCCGCAAGCTCCGGCACGACGGCGCGTCCGGATCCGCGCCGATGTGGGCCGCGCATGCGGAGGAACTGCAGTCGGAGGCGGCCGGGCTGGAAGCAGAGATCGCGAAGCTCCACGACGAGATCGCCGAGCGGATCAGCAGGCTGGACGACTCCGACCTGGCATGGCTGGAAGGATCGCCGGCGTGACCCCGGAGCAGGAAGTCCGCTCGGCCTCCATCTGCTGCCCGTCCTGCGGCGGCAACCTCGCGGACCTGATGAAAGCCGGCCACCGGATGGCGCTCGTCCTCGATGCAGGTCCCGGCTACGCGGAGTGCCTCGACGGCCAGCGGACCGAACTGGACACCGTCCCGAAGGTCCGGGCGGCGTACAATCTCGCACTCGCTGAAGACTGGCTCTGGGGCGCATGAACTGCACGTGCGCGGGCTGCCCGCCCAAGCCGTGGAAGATCCTCCGTCACGCATGGCAGGACATCAAGTGGGCCAGCGAACGCACCTACGAGCCTTGCGCGGATCAGCCGGGCTGCTGCGGCTGCCCCCGGCCAGCTACCCAGGAGGATCTGCTGTGCGATGAATGCCGCGAGATTGGCGGCGTCAGCATGCTTGACGAGCGGCGCGTCCTGGCCTGCCTCGCGCCTGTAGCGGAACCACGGACCTCGTAAGCTACGCTTCTCCCAGGACACCCCGCTTAACCGTCCTGTTTCCTGGCGCTGCAACAGCGCATCAGAAGAGTCCCGCAACGGGTGCGATCCATCAGGAGCACCCGTGCCGGAGCCAGCAGCCATCACGCGTAACGCGTGCGGTAGCTGGCGTCCGCTTGGCCACCTCACCCGCACAGGCGCGCTGCGCCACCTCGCGCGGGGGGAGGTGATGAGCTAATTGTCCATGCCATTTGTCCAGCCGTCGGCTACGGGCGGCTACACGGTCGGTGCGCCGATCGGCCTCTCGTCCACTCAGCCGATCGACGATCGCCAGATGTCCATGCTCCCAGTCGAAGCCTCGCCGTGGCCGCCGCCGCAGTACACGCCGGTCGCCTACCTTCACCGCATCTGGGACGCGTGGCACACCGGTGACCGCCAGAAACTGGCATGGGTTTTAGCGGGTCTACTACAACCTCGGCGCCAACTCCCCTTACGGCCGCGCGTTCTTCGCCACGACCGGCGAGTCCGGCATGCCGGTGCCGCGTCCTGGCCAGTTCCGCGGCGGCCTGCTCGGCTCGATCGAGTACTCGTTCTGGGGGCAGCCCGTCCCCCCAGGCGAGAAGCGGACCCGGCTGCACGTCCCGGTCGCCAGCGACATCGCCCAGACTTCCGCGTCGCTGCTGTTCGCCAAGGCACCCGAGCTCAAGACGACACTCGACAGCGCGCAGGGCAAGGCGAACCAGGCGTGGCTCGACGAGCTGATCGAGGACGCGTTCCACACGCGGCTGCTCGAAGGCGCCGAGATGTGCTCGGCGCTCGGCGGCGTGTTCCTCCGCATCGTGTGGGACACGTCGGTCAGCGACAAGCCGTGGATCCAGGCGGTGCCGGCAGACATGGCGGTCCCCCAGTTCTCTTACGACAAGCTGAAGGCCGCGACCTTCTGGCGGGTCCTCAGCGACAACGGCTCCGATGTCGTCCGGCACCTCGAACTGCACGTCCCGCAGCAGAACCAGATCATCCACGGTGTCTACCAGGGCGATCAGAGCGACTTGGGCGAGATCGTTCCGAACACGGACTGGCCGGCGGAAGCCCGCCAGCTCGGCGACCTGGACCAGGCCACCCTCGTGCTGCCCGACCTGCCGTTCGACGCGTCCAGCGTGGTCTACGTCCCCAATCTGCGGCCAAACAAGGTGTGGCGCGACCTCGGCCCGCAGGCGTGGCCGCTCGGCCGGTCGGACTACTGCGGCATCGAGCCGCTGATGGACGCGCTCGATGAGACATACAGCGCGTGGATGCGGGACGTGCGGCTCGCCAAGATGCGGCTCATCGTCCCGCCCGAGTTCCTCGACAACATCGGCCGCGGCAAGGGTGCCGTCGCCGACACCGAGCGGGAAGTGTTCACCCCGCTGAACTACCTGCATGACAACGCGGACGGGAAGTCCGGCATCACCGCGAACCAGTTCGCCATCCGCTGGAAGGAATACAGCGAGACCTGCCAGGACCTGGTGAACCGGATCGTGCAGGAAGCCGGGTACAGCCCCCAGAGCTTCGGCGACTACCAGGGCAACGCGCCGACCGCGACGGAGATCGAGGCCAGGGAACGCACGTCGCTGCTGACCCGGCAGAAGAAGATCCGGTACTGGCGGCCGGCTCTGGCCGACATCATCTACTCGCTGATGTGCGTCGCCAAGGCGTACTTCGGTGCCGCGGCGATCGAGCCGGAACGGCCGGAGATCGTGTGGACCCAGGTCGCGCTCCCTGACGAGCAGGCCCTGGCCCAGACCGTCGCCACCCTCGCCGGTGCAGAAGCAGCGTCGAAGGCCACCCTGGTGGCGATGGCCCACCCGGAGTGGACGAAAGAGGAAGTCGACGCCGAGGTGGAGCAGATCCGCGCCGAGATCGGGACCGAGCTGGCGGCGCACGCGAAGATCGCGCTTGCCCAGCCTCCGGGGACGACGATCCAGGACGTTGAGACCCAGCTGGAGACGATGGCGCCGGTCACCGACGACCAGGGTGCGGACGAGGGCGCAGGCGAAAGCAGCGACGAGGAAGGCGGTACGTGATGGCAGCAGCACCGAAGAAGAAGCCCGCACCCAGCACGCAGGCGCCGGCAGGATCGTATGCGCTGCCCGGCGGTGGCCCCGGCGGAGCGGACGCCTACCCCGTCGACACCAAGGGACGCGCCGTGTCTGCGCTTGCGCGGGTCGAGGCGAACGGTACCCCCGCCGAGAAGCGCCAGGTGCGCGCGGCCGTGCGCAAGGCGTACCCGGACCTGCCGTCGAGCCAGGGCAAGGGGAAGTCTGCCGCCGCGGCGCATACCCGCAAAGTGAACCGGCGTGCCGGGAAGTCCTCATGAAGGCCGCCACCACGCCGGACAAGCCAGCGACGAAGGGCACATCTACGCCGTCCTCGCACTTCATCGCCGAGCAAGGCGAGCGTTACTGGTCCGGGGAAGGCTCGAACCGCGGCAAGAGGTCGGACATCGACTGGGGCACGCCCGGGGATTTCGACCGCTGCGTGGCCGAGACAGCGCCTCATCTAGGCGGTAAGGCCGCCGGCTATTGCAGCAACCTTCATGTGCGTGCCACGGGATTCCGCCCTGGCCATGCGCCGGGAGAGGGAGGCAAGTGATGCCAGGCAAGGCAGTCCCGTCTTCGGGCAGCACAGGCCCGCGCGACTTTTCCGACGCGGTGCGTGCCAACTTCGCGCACCCGCCTGTCCCGGACGCGCCGGGTTCCATCACGATGCAGGTCATCCTGTCCGAGGCGGATGCCGGGAAGATAACGTCCGTGGATCTGGCTGCGGCGATAGCCAAGCTGCTGGCCGAGCGCGGTCTCAATGGCTACCGCGTCCTCGAAGTCACCAGGGGCGGCCCGTCTGACAACACGGCTGGTGTCGGCGGCCATTTCACGAGGAGCGAGCAATGAAGCCGCAGGTCGGCAGCCAGGTCCTGTACACGCTCAGCAGCGGCGACGCCGAGCAGATCAACCGCCGCCGCCGGGACGCGGACGCCTACCGCAGGCTGCACCCCCCGGCCGAGGCCGGGCATCCGGGCAGCACCGGGTTCATCGCGCACTACGGCAACGGGGCCAGCGAGGGCGACGTGTACCCGGCTGTCATCGTCCGCGCCTGGAACGAGATCCCTGGCACGTCCAACCTCCAGGTGCTGCTCGACGGCAACGACACGTACTGGGCGACGTCGCGGATGCTGGCCGCCGAGCAGTGGCCTCAGCCGGGCTGCTGGATCTGGCCGCCCCGCCTGATCGAGGACATCACGTTCCGCGTGCCGCATATCGGCGATGCCGTCCACTACGTCAGCTACGGCACGCCGGGCGGTGAGTACGGCCGCGAGTGCCGTGCGGCGATCGTGACCGAGGTTGGTCACTTCGAGCCGGGCAGCGCCGAAGAGGGACGCGCCAGCGAGGCCGGATTGTGTGTGCTGAACCCGGAGGGCATGTTCTTCAAACGGCGCGTGCTCTATGGCCTCGGAGGCCACCGCTCCGCCGAGCGCCTGTTCACCCCCGGAGAGCCCGTGCCCCCCATCACCTGCGCCGACCTGGAATTCGCGGGCGGGACCTGGCACTGGCCGGTGACCGCATGATGCACCCCTCAGCGGACCTGGTCCGCAAGGCAGAGTCCTTCGCGGAGATCTGCATCTGCACCGCGACCAGGATGGTCCGCGGCTGCCCCCGCCACTGCCCCGGCGAGGCCGTGACCGCCGAATCAACCCGCCACATCCTCGATCACATCATCGGACAACAGGAGAAGATCATGGCTGCCCAGGACGACATCAACGCCGCGGTCACCGCCATCCAGGCCGTCACCGCGGACCTCACCTCCGCCGCGTCGGCCATCTCGGCCGAGGTCGCGAGCCTGAACTCGCAGCTGGCCGCGGCGGGCCAGCCTCAGGTGGACACGACGGCGCTGAACGCCGCGATCGCGCCGCTCCAGGCCGCGCAGGCGGCGGTGGACGCGCTGGAGACCCCGGCCGCCCCGGCCCCGGCCCCGTCGCCCGCTCCGGCCGCTCCGGCTGCCCCGGCGTCCGGCGACTCCGGCACCACGCAGAGCGCCAGCTAGGCCATGGCAGGCAAGCACGTCCCCTCGTCAGCCATGCCGGGCTGCACGCAGGACGCGACCGGAAAGGTCGGCGCCCACTACGCGGCGCCGGCCTCGTCCGGTGCTGACCGTACCGCCGACATGCGCGACGGGGACTACGACAGCGGCTCGACCGCACCGCAGGAGCCGCAGACCACCGTGCCCGGCTCGGCGGCGTCCGAGGCGCTCCGGGGCGGCGGGACGCCGTAACGACATGCCAGCAATGACATGTCATCGCTGGCATTTACATTAGCCCGTCTATACGATCTCCCTAGCCGCAACGGCCGGAACCCCTGCAACAGGAGCACACCATGACCGTCCAGGCCACCGAAGCGCCTGCAGCCCCGCCAGCGGACCCGGCCGCCGCGCCGGCAGCCCCGCCGCCCGCACCTGCCGCGCCTCCGGCAGCGCCCGCCGCACCGCAGCAGCAGGCACCAGCCGCCGCCCCCGCGCAGCCGGCCGCCCCCGCCGTCCCGGCACCGCCAGCCGAGCCCGACTGGAAGGCTCAGGCTGAAGCAGCCAAAGCCGAGGCGGCCCGGCTCAAGGCCGAAGCCGACCGGTGGAAAGCCCAGTCCCGGCAGCAGGAAGCCCGGTCCAAAGCCAACCACGCCGAGCTGAAGAACCGGGACGCGGTCCTGCGGCAGATCGCGGAGAAAGTCGGCATCGAGTTCGACGACAAGCCGGACCCCGAAGTGCTCACCCAGCGGCTGACCGAAGCCCAGCAGGTCGCCCGCCAGCGCACCGTCGAACTGGCCGTCTACACCACGGCGGCGGGCAGCGGGGCGAACGCGGCAGCCCTGCTCGACAGCCGGGAGTTCATGTCCCGGACGGCGCTGCTCGACCCCGAGGCCGCCGATTTCCCGTCCCAGGTCGCCGAGCTGGTCCGCGCCGTCTCCGAGGACCCCAGGTACCGCACCGCGCCGCCGCCCCAGGCCGCCCCGCCGGCGCCCGCCCCGGCCGCGCAGCAGCCCGGCCAGCAGGCGGCACCGGCACCCCAGCCGCCAGCTGCGGTCCCTCCTGCCGCGTCCAGCGGTGCCGACTTCTCCGGTGCACCAGGCGGGAACCGGCTGTGGACCCAGGCGGATTACGACTACTGGGCCACCGGTCCCGGCAAGGCACAGGACCGTGACGGGAAGATCATGGCCAGGGCGATCCAGGATGGGCTACTCGTCAACCTCGGTGTCGGCAAGCCGCGCAGGCCCACGCGCCGGTGAGCGGCCACGGACACGTCACTCCCAACGCTGACGGCAGCAAGGCCCGCTGCGGAGGCCCCGCGATGTGCCACGCGTGCGCCCGCGAGCTTGCGGAGACCGGCCAGCCGGTATGCACCGGCCTGAGCCTCGCGCAGAACGCCGAGGACTGGAACGTCCCGGCCGACACGCGGCTCGACAACGACGGCAACCGGATCACGACCAGGACCGCGCTAGTCTCGGGTGCCCCCGTACCCGTTGCCCGGCTGCGCCGGATCGGCTGGCTTGACCAGCGCGGCCAGGTCTGGCTGCGGTCCTCGGACTGGATCGCAGCCGGAGGGCCGAACGGGTCGATCACCCCGCTGCTGATCGATCCTGGCGAGAGGGACGGGAACTGACCGAGTGAGCGCCCCCGGCCAGGTAACAGCCGTCCTCCTCCCCGACGGCCGGTGGCATGACATCGAGCCGGGGACATACCGGTCCTGGTCGCGTACCACGGCCGGAGAGGGGACTGCTGGCCAGTTCACCTTCGGCGAGGGCGGAGAGGTCATCAGCGGCCCTCTGTCGTCCGTCCTGGCCACGCGGGAGACCGCCTAGTAGGAAACGCCCTGCCCGTGGCGTTATGATCAGCACGACGCACCCCGTATCCGCGTACAGGCCGCAAGAGCCTGGCGGCGGGGAGCCGATGAGCCGCCGGAACGGCGAGCAGTCCGCCCGCAACGGGTAGCGAACCTCCTTCACCACCTGAGCTACCCGCATGCCGGCGCACCCGGCGGCACTAAGCAAACACCGCGTAATGCGGATGCATAACCATTGTTCGGCTTCGCCGGAACGGCTTAACGAATTCACCCGAAACGGGTTCTGACAAGAATCCAGAAAGGGTGAAAAGCAATTGTCCGTGCTCGCGTTTAAACCCGAGCTTTGGAGCCGTGTAATTCTAGCGGCAGAAAAGAAGGCCCTTGTTTTCGGCGGCCCCGGAATCGTCAATGACGACTACGAGGGCGAGATCAGCGGCCCCGGCACCACCGTTCACATCACGCAGTTCGGTGACCCGGAGGTTTCCGACTACGCGCCGAACGAGTCCATTACCTATCAGGAACTGGACGACGCGGGCCAGGAACTGCTGATTGACCAGCGGAAGTATTTCGCGTTCACGATCGACGACGTGGACAAGCGCCAGGCCGCTGGCGACATGCAATCCTACCTGGAAGACCGGGCAGCCTACAAGCTGGCTGACACGGCCGACCAGTTCATCGCGGGCCTGTATGTCAACTGCGCCCAGTCCAACATCCTGATGAACGGCTCCAATTCGTCGCTGACTGTCGGCGATGAGCTGACCCCGGCTGTTTACGGCGGTTCCACGTCCCACCCGGCGGACTTCTACCTTCAGGTGGTCCTGCCGCTGAAGGTCAAGCTGGACGAAAGCTACGTGCCGAAGAAGGGCCGTTACCTGATCGTCCCGCCGTGGGCTGAGGCACTGCTGGAGCAGACGCAGGCGTTTGTCTCCGTGGCCACCCCGGCGCAGCAGGAAGTGTTCACCGAGGGTCTTATCGGGCGCGTCTCCGGATTCGACGTGTACACGTCGAACAACTCGATCCAGTTCGACCAGACCAACAACGGCTGGATCGTCCAGGCGGGCCACCCGATGGCCATCACGTTCGCCGAGCAGATCGTGCAGACCGAGGCCCTGCGCCTCCAGACCACGTTCGCGGACGCTGTCCGGGGACTGCACGTCTACGGCGGCCGTCTCGTCCGCCCCGACCACATCGCCGTCGCGGGCGTCATCCGCCCGGCCGGAATCTGAGAGGAGGTACAGGACATGACTGCACGCACTGCTCTCACCCCGGTGGCGCTTACCCGCAACACGGGTACCAGCCTCGGTTCGGGCGCGACCCCGGACGCCACCAACGGCAACATCGTCGCGGGCCCGGTCGGCGCGTTCCACCTCGGGATTCTCATCCTCAACGCGGACTCGTCCAACCACAACCTGATCATCCGCGCAGGCGGGTACTCGGGTGTCCCCACCGGCGCGGCGAACTCGGGCTACGTCACCGGCCAGTACCAGCCGTTCGCCGAGGCGAGCATCGGGGACCTGACCGTCTCCTGCCTGCACACCGGCGGCGGTTACACGCTGATCGAGCAGCTCGACACCGACCGGTTCTCCCAGGCTGACGGCAGCCTGTGGCTCGACTGGGCGGCCAGCACGTCAATGACCTGCTGGGTGTTCCAGAAGGCCTACATGCCGTAAGACCTGCTCGGCGGTCCCGGTTTCCTTCCGGCGGCCGGGACCGCCGGCAGCCGGAAGAGGTTCCTACGCGAAGGAGGCCGCAATGGCCGCTGTAACAGCAGACCTGCCCGTGATCAGGTTGGTCAACCCGGCAACGGGGGTGACGTTCGACTACTGCGGGCGCTGGCTCCGCCCCGGCAAGGCGTCCCTGGCCGACGTGAAGAGAGGCTTCGCCCGGTTCCCCGGCGACAAGGTGTGGCTGTCATTGCCCCCCGGCGTGCAGAAGCAGCTCGACGCCGGACGGCTCCAGGTCGCTGGCGAGTTCGCGGCCCGGGAGAGCATCTCGGCATCGCAGACCACCGAGGCGCTGATGCCGAAGGGCAACGCCAGCCACGAGCAGTGGCTGAGCTTCGCCGTCACCCAGGGCATGGCCCGGGAGGAAGCGGCAGGACTGACCAGGGACCAGATCCGGGCACGGTTCACCGCCCCGGCGTTCGATCCCGACGCCGCGCCAGAGGACGTCGAGGGTGACGGCAAGTACGAGATGCTCGGCTAACTGATGGCCGCCTACGACCCGGCCACGGATCCGGTCCACGGCAGCGGCTGGAACAGTGCCGCGCGGTGGGGCGGCTGGGTGTGGCGCGAGCCACGGTACGGCGACTTCTTCCGCACCTGCTCGTTCTGCGGCTGCATCCACCCCGAGGACCTGGCGGCGGAGACGGCCGGTGACGGCAACTGCCGCGTGTGCGGGAAGCATGGCTGGTCTGCCTGCTTCGAAGGCCAGTCGCACGCCGGCATCAAGGAAGCCGTCCAGGCCGGGAAGCTGGACATCGGCGACGAGGAACGCACCCGGGTGCTCGCCATGGCCGACGAGCACCAGTACGACCCGGGCGGCTGGTATGCCTCGTGGGCGGACCAGAAGTACGGGTGGCCACACAAGCTGTATGTCGAGGGCCTCGAGCCGCGCGACCCCTCCTTGCTGCACGTTCTGAGCACCACTAACCGTGACCCCGGCGATGGCCGCTATGTCGCCGCGGCTGCCTTGACCCCGGAGCAGAGGGAGATCATCCGGGCGGACGGGATGCTGCGGGACGGCGAGGAACCGGACGGCTGGTACCTATTCGAGCCTCGCAGCACGCTGCACGCCAAGTTCTACACCGCCCACCTGGCTGACCCGAGGATCAGCCAGGACGTGAAGGACTCGATCCAGCGGGTGAGCGGACTCCGGTTCACCTTCACCGATGACGGCCGGGTCACCTGGCAGCGGTGGGAGGAGGCTGCCTGATGGCGACCCTCGCGACCCAGAGCAACGCCGCCAGCGACGTCTTCGCTGGCGGCGTGACGAGCCTCCGTGTCCAGTTCGAGACGACGGTGAACTCGGGCCACGCGTGCGCGGCCAGCGGGGTCACCATCGGCATCACCCAGTCCGGTGCGCCCGA